TCATTTAAATTCTCCTTCAGCCATTAGCTCTGTTAGACATGCAAGGATATTTATCTCATGATCTGCTACAAATGCTGCCTTGTACTGGTACTCGGCAATAGTCATCACTAGCATTGGAATTGATTCAGGCTTCATGTACTGCGATGCCGAGTCGTATAGACGTCTAAAGAAGGTTGTAGTGTCGATATCACTATTCTCACCAACCCATTTACGAACTTCAGTAAAGCTCTTCTGCTTAAGAAGATCGATGAGTGTCTTTAGGTTCTCTTCAGAAAAGTTGACCAGTATACCACTATCAATCTTACCAGTTGCAGAATATCTTTGAAGTTCATTTAGAATGCGGCGCATATCTGGAAAGAACTTCTTTACAACTTCTACAACAGCTTTCGAGTCATAGGGTACGCCTTCAGTATCTAGAATAGTACAGGCACGTTTGAACATATCCTTAGCGATAGCAGGCTTCTGATCTCTTTCGATCTTGAAGTCGATGACAGAGCACCTACTATGTAGCGGCTCGATGATACGATTGCTGAAGTTGGCTGTAAGAATAAATCCACAGTTCCTTGAAAACTCTTCCATGAAGTTACGAAGAGCTGGTTGTGTACTGTTAGGATTAAGATAGTCGGCTTCGTCAAGTATAACATACTTACGACCACCAGAGAATGATATTGCAGATGCAAACTCTCTGATCTCATTCCGCAGGGTATCAATGTTACCATTCATCGAACCGTTAATGATAAGGTAGTCACACTCAAGCTGTTCAATCATAGCTCGAGCTACCGTTGTCTTACCAACACCAGCTCGTCCTGCAAGAAGTAAGTTTGGAATCTCCCCTTGGTCTATAAACTGTTGGAAAGTCTTTTTGAGAGATTCTGGAAGAATAGCATTATCAATATTTTTAGGTCTGTATTTCTCGACCCAAAGAAAGTCATCACGAATCATTAAGTTATCCCATGTAAGTTGAATTTTCCTCGCAAGCAATCCAGTATTCTATATCAGAACCTTTGAAATGGCAAAGACCTTGAGGAGCTATTTTTAAAACATACTCTTCATTCATAATCTTAAGGTTCTCAGCCTTAATGACCATTTTAAATGTCTTAACAGTATCTCCAATATCAATAGAGAAATTGTTGCTGATATTATCTTGGTTGGGATTGTTTGGTTTAGTATCCAAAGCTTCCATGGTTAACTTACCGTCCTTACCTACAAAGGCAACATCTGGTAACTGTAGAACACCAACAGCCTTCATTACAGATTGAAGAGTTGCTGATGTGATTGTTTTCTCCACACAGTCATTCGATAGTTCAATCATCTTCTTAGGAGGTTGGACTACCATATCCGGTGGACAGTATACGAAGTTTAAATTTGAACTTCCACTCTTAATTGTAATGAACTTCTCGTTGATCTCTAAATCAGGATCATTGAATAGAGACAGTACACCAAGAAACTTAACCAGGTCGTAGATAGCAAATTGCTGAGGGATAGTCTCAGCAATCGTAGCTTTGGCAAGGATAGTTTTCTGTGGTGATACTGTCTTAATTTCATTACCAGGTGTAAAGATCAAAGAAGGATTAATCTGAGCAAAGCTCTTCAAAACCTGAATTGTTCTTGCACTTAGTTTCATAATATAATATCCTTTAGATTACTTCTTGTTTTTGTGTTTCAGTTTACTTGTATCAGCTGTTGCTGAAGCACCAATCGATGCAAGGTCAGCCAAAGAACCACCGAATACATAACTACCAACGTGCTGCAATTGCATCCATGGACAGAAGAATACCTTACCACCCATACGTTGGACATTATAGCAGAACATATAGTCTTCAGACAAGTATCGCTTGGAGGAATGAGCCTCACCATCTACCATTCTCTTTGCGATGTCCTGAAGGCCTTCTTTACCATCAGCAACATCACGTAGTAGCTGGTGTAGATTCTCGTAGCCGTAACCACGATCGATCACACAGTCAAAGTAAGCCATGATCTCACGGGTACCATCAAAGTGCTCAGTACGTACATGATCTGGTTTGTAGTACAAGTGAGGATACGCTTTCTGATAGTCCTCAAACGTCTTACGGCGAACCATCATAAAGCCAGTACCAATCTCAAGAACCTCTACAGGTTGATTGAGAGGGATCTCACGCTGTGTTGTCTTTGGATTGAAAACATAGTCACCAACATACTTCTCAAGTTGGTTTGGATTATCATCAGCCATACCCTTATCAACAGCTTGCTTGATCTTCTCCCATGAAATACATTTCTTAGGATAAGGACCACCAATAACATCATATGGACTATCATCAGATTGCATTGCCAACATGGCGATAACATCTTGTGGATTGAATCCAATATCACTATCGATAAACATTAGATGGGTTGCACCTGAACGCATGAACTCATCAACGCAGTAGTTACGAGCACGTGTAATTAGTGATTCATTAAATAGAAAGAACAGCTGCAGTGGAATGCCGTGCTTAGTACATACAGCAGATAGATCAGCAACTGAACGTGTGAACATACCAGCGCACTGTCCACCGTACATTGGTACTGCTAGAAACAGCTTACGCTTCTGCAGTTCCTCAATTGATACTTGTAGTTTGAAACCCTCACTCATTGTATAGCTCCTTGTGTATATTTTTTGTCGTGCTCACTTTTCAAACCATATGAGCCATTGTACTCAGATAATGCTTCTGCTTTAAAAAGTAGGAACTGTGCTACACGTGTTCCCTTCTTAATCTTTGCTGGACCACCACGCACATGAAGTGCACCAGCCATAACACCGTGATATCCAGAATCGTACAGTCCAGATGTAATAAACAATCCGTTACGATTCAATGTTGATCGAGTAATAACCCAACCAGCCTCATCTGCACCAACGTGAATAATGTTCTCCATCACTACCTCGTACGTACCTTCGGGTAGGATAAACCAACCATCGTCTGGTAACATCTCAACAGTGCCACGATGTGACTTTTGGTTATTGTCAATAATAAACTCTTTGTCCTTCATTTTAAATACTTTATCCAAACGAAGGTCAATCGCATTAGGTTGCGAATCACCGTCTTGTGTGTTTGTCAAAGAAGAGTTACTATTAGTTCCTAGAATGTGAATCATGATAATCTACCCTTTCATAAGCATCACGAATATCTTGTTGCGCAACAAACTTTCCTTCTTTCATCATTTTTTCAAGCCGCTGTGCTTGATCTTGCTCCCGATTAGCGTACATCATTAAAATGATATAGTGAATGGCTTTCAACAAGTCTTTCTTGTTCTTACCATCCTTCTTACCATACCGGCACAGGTATTTGATAGCTGTGTCGCGAGCTGTTGATTCAAGTGTTCCAAGGGATTCCCATATATCAACTACCTGGATATCCTTGGCAACGTAGTGCTCACCATACGTACCATCAAGATACTTTTTAATATCGTTGAGGTATTTGTCTTCATCATATTTGTATTCAGGCATCATCGCTCCCTGTTAGATACATTTGAATGTAATTATCAATTATACTCTTGTTGATGATTGCAGTCAACGTACCTTTATCGTTACTGTAGTTAAAATCAACTTCTTGTTCATACTTTCCATTCAGTAAACCTGTTGGAGAGTTGTCGAATGTTTTATTAGCGTGGAGACCAAGCCAGATAGCTGCACTACTATCCCATGTATCGATATAATCTTTGAATGGCCACATCAGTCTAATCTCACCAGGACCATCTAGCATACCAAGCATATGAATCTTCTTACCATTAGCTTTAATCTCAGATAGTATACCACTATCATACAATTCTTGCATGAACATATAACGACTTACAAATCGTTGTAATTTGTTACCTTTCTCTACAGCATAAGCATTGGGAATTGCGAGAATCGATACACCAATATAATCTACGTGTTCGGACTGTGCTGCCCATTCAAAGCTATTAAACAGGTCACCCTTATCACCAATTCTTGATTGAGGACAAAAGAACGTACCAAATCCTTCTGCTCTTAATTTAGGTGCAAGTTGTTCTGCTGTTCTGATAGTCCTTGAACCATAATCATTTGGATAGTCCGACATAACAACATAGTCAGCTTTAACCTTCCTGGCCATTGTAATTAGTTTATCAACATCATACATTGGCTTGTTCTGCTTATACATCTCGAAGGCTGAGTTGTCAAGAATTATAGTACTACCCTTATTTTTCTCACCAAGATAGAAATTAACATACTCAGGACTCTGCTCTACAAGATGAGCAAGTAAGAGGTGCGTTGAAGCTCCTTTTACAATATCAAGATGAGGGATTGGTGCTATGTGACAAAATTGAGCCATAATTATTTCCAATCAGATTGTATAGCTATAGCAGTAGTATTCATGTCGCGAATATAGATAAGGTTACATCCATTCTCATTATCTTCGCTTACTTGAATGGAGCTATCACGACCTGGATAATATTGCTTAATATAATCAAGAAGTTCTCTGGCAATCATCTCACAGGACATATTATTGAGTTGAAGAGTGCCTGTAGTATATAGGCCTTCAAGCTCACGCTTCAATAAAATAAATTCCACATCTCTGTCATCATGAAATACCTCGAGCTCTACCCTGAAGTGAAATATATGTCGGTGTTCATTAGCGAGAAAGGAAACAGCCGCAAGCTTTGGGTCACTAGCGGCTGCTGGATACTTGTGAACACCCTCTTTTTGAAAAGTTACCCAAATAGAGGTTTTGATCATTATGATATCTTTCTTTTGTTAATAAAATCAATCTTGTGACGAGTGGTGATTTCAAAAACACCAACCTTTAGGTGGCCGTTTTTACGTAGCCATTCTACCATCTGTGACCTACCATACCATGCAATCCAACCAGTGTCAACACATACGTGACATACCCGATCACTTGTTTTTGATGGGTGGCGTAGCCACCCTTCAGGTGAAGTCTCTACCCAAAATGTACCGTACTTATTCATATTGGATTTAACATCAATTGAATATGCTTTACGCCAGTCCGGATGTTTGATAGTTAAATCAATACCATGCTTCTGACTCTGGAAATCAGACTCACAATCGAGTACCTGATAACCCCAACCTGCAAATGCTTCTATCACCATTAATTCTGCCTCACGTGCTTTACTAGCGTCTGGACCATAAGCTTCAACCAATGTTGGTGTCCATTTCTTCGTAATGCGTTCCATACCTGTCCTCTGAAGTTTTCTTGGCATTTCAGTCTCCATGATAAAAAACCAGCCCCTCTTGGGGCTGGGTTAGTTCCGCTTAAGCGAACAGCTGGTTACCACCAACAGCATGCGCAAGTGCTACCATACGACGCGATGGTGTACCAAGACGGTAAGCGGTTTTGCCATTCTTGGTTTTGTTGGTGTAGATTGCATGACCTTGTGCACGCAACTCAGATACACGTGCAGAAAGGTTTGTTACACCAAAGAGACCTTCAGCTTGTGCTGGGGTGATCTCTTTACCGGATTTAAAAAAGCCCATAAGTTTTTCATACTGTGTCATTCTTTACTTCTCCTATTTCATGTTAAAAAGATTATTTAATTACAGGGTCACCGTCTCTCAAAACAAGATTTGCTGCTAAGAAGTCGAGACGTTTAGAAGATGTAGTCGACTCTACTTCCTCAATGAACTGCTGGATCTTGTCCCTGTGTTGAAACTGCCCCAACAAGAGTAGCATTGCACTTCTCTTAGCTTCAACACTTTCTGCAGCCCATACTTCTTTAGCAAATTCTGACAAATCTTTCATAGAGGCCAATTCTATAATATTTTATTAATGAAGTCAACACTTCATCGACTGTAGTTTAATATTATCAAAGAATTCTTGCTTAACACTGTTGTTATGGAACAGACCATGTACAGCTGATGTCTGGGTCATTGATGAATGAGCCATTACACCTCGGTTATCCATACAGCCGTGAGTAGCTTCAATGTAAACAGCAACGTTCTCAGTATCAGTTGCCTTCATAATCTCTTTAGCAATCTGATTGACCAACTCTTCTTGTAGTTGACCACGACGTGCACACCATTGAGCAAGACGTACGTACTTTGACAAACCAATCACACGACCTGTAGGAATAATACCGATGTAGCAAACACCTTTAACAGGCTGGTGGTGATGTGAGCACATAGAACGAATCTCAGCTCGTACAACAAGCATTCCCTCAAATCGGTTCTCACCTTCATTAGGGAATGATGTTACATCTGGCATAGGATCATAACGACCAGACATTAACTCATACACGTACATTTTAGCCAAGCGCTTGGCCGTGTCCTTAGAGTTGGGATCGTTCACCGTATCAATGATAAGTGAGTCTAGTACTTTTTGAAACTTCCACTTAACTTCTTCAACAAGCATTGGTAATTCACCATCACGAACATACTTAGAGATGTTATCACTAGCTTTGAATTGTGCTTTATCAGCTTTGATACGTTGTTTGATTATATCTGATACTTGTTGGAGCATACCTTCGTCACTCAAGTTCGTCTCCTTCTGTGATTGTTCCAATGGGATAGATGACATTTTGTGTATTGTACCTTTCTTTTAAGTCTTTGGGGATAGCTCGGTCTCTGTTAAAGTAGAAGTCGAGTAGCTTTTGATTGATCATCGAAGGTACGTTATTGTACAACGGATCAAGATTGAAACGAAGATTGCTAGGCCACTTCCCCGAAAGTTTGAACTCGAGGAAAGCGGTCCTATGCTTCTTGTTAAGTGGATCAAAGTCTACATAATTATATTGCTTTGAGATGAAACTGGTTTTATTCTCAACATTTTGCTGCATCATAATATAATCACTCCAATCAATTAACAGTGTTCCACACTCTACTATGTTTCGGAATAAAATTCAACAGAAAGCTCATCTGGTCGGCTAGAATGTTTCTGTTCTGAAGAATCAATGATTCAGCTTTATCTGGTATGTATGGGACATACAACAAAAGCATGTTAGCTTCTTCTGGAGTTCTATCATCCTTTTTGTTATTGCACTTCTTGCACGCAGTCACACAGTTCATCCAAGATGTAGGTCCTTTTCTTGACTGAGGTATGATGTGATCCTTTGTTAATTCAAAATCACCAGAGCTCTTACCACAGTATGCGCATGTGTGTAAATCACGTCTAAACAGATTACGATTAGAAAATGATGGTGTACGGTTTTTGTATTTGAACTTCGTCTTTAGAGCAATGATAGAAGACACTTCCACAACTGATTGTTCACCAGTAATTTTGGATGTACCTCCTCTGAACATAAATTCTTCATCACCAAATTCCCATGCAATCAATCCCTTGCATTTAAGGGTAACTGCATCTTGCCATGTTGTCCAGTTGTTTGGTAAACCACTATTGTCTAATGTAAGAATTAAGTTGTTCATCGTTATTATCCTTGGAGCGGGTGACAGGGTTCGAACCTGCGACGAACAGCTTGGAAGGCTGACACTCTACCACTGAGTTACACCCGCTTTGTTTGGTCCGACCGGAGAGATTCGAACTCCCGTTATACACTTTAGAAGAGTGCTGCATTTCCACTATGCTACGGTCGGATATTGTATTGTTCCACTATGTATTTTTCGATGACAGTTTGAGCATACGACAATACATTTGTTTATTTCTTCTTGTATTCGAGTCCAGGACCACCTGGAAAACAATTCACTAATGGTCCCTTCCTTTTGCGAAGGATCTATGTGGTGCAAATCTAAGCATTCGGGGGAATGCTCTCCGCACATCAAACATGATTGATTGTTTCTCCACTCTTTAAATAAATCATATCTTTGCTTTGCGTTCGCGCGAACCCTCTCAATCTGTTTAGTTTTCTCACCAGATTGGTAGTATTTTCGGTTGTAAGCATTGTAACATGGTTTACATCTTGGCTGGAGAATATTCTTACTTTTATTCTTAAAAGAAAAGTTATCTACAGGCAGTTCATTACAACAATCAATACATTTTTTTGTGTTCATACGGCCTCCGAAGGAATCTAACTGTATTTATAGTTTAGATTCTTTCTAGAGCCAGTTTATTAGTATTTCAGCTTTCGTTCCTCTGCTTCGTAAATACGATTACGTAGTTCTGTAGTAGAGAATGAATGCTCACGACTGTTGTAGTATAGTTCGATATGTTCCAAACGTCTACCAGTGAATTCTTTGTATTCGTATTCTTTTCCCAATATTCTAACATTTATTGGGTATGTTTTCAAAATATCAATTAGGTCCTTTTCAGTTTCATAAACCACAATTTCATCAACGTACTTACATGCTTTCAGTTGAACAAATCGCTCGAACACTGATTGAATTGGTTTGTTCTTTTCTGGACGATCGATCGTAGGATCTGTTTGTAGACCAACTATCAACCATTCGCATTGCCCCTTAGCTTCTTGTAGCATTAGTACATGACCAGCATGAAAAAGATCAAAGCTAGAGCATGTGAAGCCAACTCTCATATCATCCCACATTCTCATATCATCCCACATATCGTTTCTTCCATTCATATCCAAGGTAATAATCTAGAACAATATCTATACCGTCCTTTGCCTTTTTCCATCCTTGAAGATCTGCCTTTTCAACGTCAGATAGTATTGGTCTATCCTCGTATCTTTCTATATCTGCTTGAAGCATGTAGTAATCATGAACCATCACATCTGCCATAATACTAATAGCTGTATCATCACTGATTTCTATTTTCATTTATACACCATTGGTTTAAACGGTTTATCAAATTTTTCTTTAGCGACATAGTCAGGCTTCACATCATTAATATCAAAGTTGATCGATATCATATCCGAATCTTCTTCCAGTGATATTGTAAATGATTGAATTTCTTGGAAGTGGTTGTAGATGTCGATCAGCTTTTCAATTTGCTCTCGTTTTAACTTAATGCTCATACTATCTCCTTGGTACCCGGAGCCGGACTCGAACCGGCAAGCCCTTACGAGCGTCAGATTTTAAGTCTGATGTGTAGACCATTCCACCATCCGGGCTTAAAATGGTAGGACGTGATGGATTCGAACCACCGACAGCTGCCGTGTAAAGACAGAGTTCTACCCCTGAACTAACGTCCCATATATTGAAACACACTCTGCCACGGTTTTCACGTGCGACTATCCCACCCTTGCGGATCTTACCGTATTTGCTACGTTGCTGTTAGTGTTTCACCGGTTTACTAGACTAACAGTTTCGGGATTTTAAAATGCGTTTCAATATGAGCTCTCGTTTTACGTCCGAGAGCTCGAAGACGGGGTCTGTAGACTGTTGACGATTTATCCTATTATACGCGGTCAACAAACGCGAGTGTATGGTGCGCATGGAGGGACTCGAACCCCCACCCCGAAAGACTAGTTCCTAAGACTAGCGTGTCTACCATTTCACCACATGCGCATTATCTTACATACAGCTGTTGCATTATACGTGATTCATCATCCTGACTATCACCAGGAGCAACTCTAAAATTATCTTCCACACTATCAGGAGTACTAACCTCTAGTACAGTTCCTGGTCTAATACAAATAAGGCGATGTGGTAATAGAGGAGGGTTATGCCATGTATCTCCAACCTCAAGTCTACAAAACTTCATTGAACCGTCTGAAGTATCAATCCATTGAACCTCAAACGTACCACTTTGTATGTACCACTGCTCGTCTTTTTCTTTGTGGAAGTGCATGGACATTGTAGCTGCAGATCTATCAAAGTTTAGAAACTTACAGCAGTATCTATCTGAAGAAGCCCAGATATACTCATGCCCCCAACCTTTTTCAACAGTACCTAATAATTTTGTCATACACTTCCTCTAATTGGTCTCGGTAGCAGGATTCGAACCTACGACCCCCTGCTCCCAAAGCAGGTGCTCTAGCCTGACTGAGCTACACCGAGATGGTGCCCCTTGACAGAATCGAACTGCCAATCCATGATTACAAATCAAGTGTTATACCATTTAACTAAAAGGG